GACAAGCCGTGAAACTGCCCGTTGCCATCGTCGCCCTCACGGCCGCACTCATCTGGTGGATCTTCGCATGAGCGTCAACCCGTCCAAAGCCCTCATCGCCCTTGTGGCCCTGATCTGCATGACCGTCCTGCTGGCGGTCGACGCGATCGAAACCGACCAAGGCTTGCCGATCATCACCATGATTGTCGGCTACAGCGTCGGCAACGGCATGGCCGCCATCACCGGCAAACCAGTCGACCCGATCATCAAAAAGAAAGACCCCAAATGATCTCTTCGAGCATCAGCGTCACGACCACCGCCACCCTGCTGGTCGCCGCCACCGAAAACGCCACCCGCACCATTTGGCTGGAAGCAGTCGGAAACGACATCAACTTGGGCGGATCAAACGTGACTGCCAGCACCGGCCTCACCCTGAAGAACGGCACCCAAACCTATTTGGTGCTTCCCCCGCTGAACAGCCTTTACGCCATCACGAACGCTGGCACCCATCAGTGCATTATTCTTCAGCCGTCCGGTGATTACTGATGACCGAAGCCACCCGATACAAATCGTGGCAAAAGATGGGTGCACCGGCCGCCCCGCACAACGTCAAATCCCCCAACCTTGTGCAGCTCGTCGCCTATGCCCGACGCACATGGGGGTTGGTCAACCTTGGCATTTACAGTCACCGGCCGATCCGTGGCGGCACCGCATGGTCATCCCATGCGTTCGGTGCGGCCGCCGACCTCGGCTACACCGACCGGCACGCCCTCGACACCACCGTCCTGCCGTTTCTGATCGCCAACAGCTACGAGCTGGGTATTCAACGAATTCACGATTATCAGCGGAAACGCTATTGGGAAGCGGGACGCGGCTGGGTCGGCAAATCGCCTGGTGAGGGTATGGCGTGGATTCATGTGGAAACCCATGTGGACGACTGGGGAAACGACACCCCAATCGAGGCAAGGTTTTCCACAGCCCCGCCGCCTGCTCGCCCGTACCCCGGCAAACCTGTCCGCCGTGGTGCCACCCAACATCGGGACGACGTAAAAGCCATCCAGTATGTCGTCGGTGTCATCATCGACGGCAAATTTGGGGTGGTGACGGAGGCGGCCGTACGCAACTGGCAAACCCTGCACGACCTGAAACCTGACGGCATTGTCGGCCCCATCACATGGGCACGCATGTTCGAATGACGTGACATAGCGGCACACATCTGTTAGACACCTCCCGACCTCGGAAACCCGACACGGAGGAACCATGAAACCCAAACACCTGCTTGTGCTATTCGCCGGGCTGACCGCCACGATGACGGTGGGAGGTGACCTGATCCACCGGCTGGTCGACGACCGGCCCCCGCAAACCAGCGTGGCAACCATCACCCCGCCACCCGCCCCACCCCGCACCGTCGTCATCCTGCCCGTCCCGTCCACGACGGCACCCGCCACCACAACCACCACAGAGGCCCCTAAAACGGCTCATGAGGCGATGCAAGCCGACTTGGGCATGCTGATAGCCCCCGACACACCCTGCCAAGAATGGGCACCGCTGGTGCTCGAGGTCGGCTGGCCTGCCGACGAGCTGCAAAACGTGTTGGAGGAAATGTGGCAGGAATCCCGCTGCCAGCCCGACGTAATCTCGTCCGCCAACGACAACGGGCTGATGCAAATCAACACCGTGTGGCGAAACGAATTTGAGCAGTATTTCGGGCCGTGGGAACTGATCCGAGACCCGCGTCTTAACCTGATGATGGCGTTGGAGATTTGGCGTTGGCATGACGACCACCACGGGTGTGGATGGGAGCCGTGGAGCCGCCCGTGTTAGACGTGAACCGTCCCGACTGGATGACCAAAGCGGCCTGCATCGGCGAACCTCGAGACTTGTTCTTCCCGGGCCCCGGACAAGACGGCATCCGCAAAACAAAGAAAGCCAAGGAGATTTGCCGTTCCTGCCCGGTCGTGAACGACTGCATCGTGTATGCCATGTCGTTCTCGCCCCGCTCCCTGATCGGCATTTGGGGTGGCACCACCGAACGCGAACGCACCCGCATCCACAAATCCACCACAGGCCTTGTTTATACTGGCCGACGTACCCGACCATAAGGAGATCCGATGCCCGACAACATCGACCCGCTCGCCCACGTTCTGCGTGAAGCGACCGCCGCCATGGAGCAGGCCACCCACCAAATCCAAACGCTGGTGGCCGACATTCAACGCCTACGCCTTGAGCGTGACGTACTGCGACGTGCCCTCTACGAATGTGCCTACTGCCTGAACAGTCTCGAGGTGGCACCGTCCGCCATGACCAAAACGACTGCCGACACGATCGTGCAACTGAACCTTGGCGGCTTCAATGATTGACCGGCCCCGCCTCCAACGCCCCACCGCCGGTGCATGCTGTCGATGCGGCCGCCCGATCGCCGGTGACGACATCTTCCACTGGTCGCCCGGCTCATGGAGCGTGTGGTGCTTCAAATGCTACAAAGCCGAACACTTCCACAATCTCGTCAGACTGCAACAGGAGGATAATCGTGGGGTTTGACCTGTCGACGTACGCCACCGTTGAGGAGCGGCTGGCCCTGTTTTGGGCGGCGAACCCTGACGGCCGGATCTACACCGAACTTGTCCGCATGGACGACCACGCCTGCCTGTTCCGTGCTGAGGTGTACCGCCATCGGGACGACCCGCAACCGACCGCCACCGGATTTGCCTACGAGGAGAAGTCTGACCGAGGCGTGAACGCGACCAGCCATGTGGAGAACTGCGAAACGTCCGCCATTGGCCGTGCGTTGGCGAATTGGGTGTATCAGGCTGGCAAACGCCCCTCGAGGGAAGAGATGGGCAAGGTTGAACGCATGGGCGGGGCACCCGCACCGTCCGGGGATGGCCCGTCTGACGCACAGATCAAACTGTTGCGTGCGTTGAAGTATCAGGGCGACCCTCGAGCGTTGTCGAGGCGTGACGCATCTGCCGAAATTGACCGGCTGAAAGCGGCACAAACCGAGGAAGCACCGTTCTGATGCCCACCACCCGACTCTCAGCAGAGGAACTGAACATGGCGGCCACCGTGGGTGTGCGTCGACGTATTGAGTCCATTGGCCGGTATCAGGACACCACCGAGCGGATCGGTCGCACCGGCTGGGAGGACGACATACAGGGTGCGATTGCGGAATACGCCTGTTCGAAATACCTGCGTTTGCCGTGGACGGGTGTGACAGCTCATCGTGATGATCTGCCCGGCATCGACGTGAAATCCACTCGTGTACCGGACAGTCCGTTACGCCTGATTGACGGCTACAAACACATTTTCGTGCACGCCTATGTGAACCATGATGAGGTGACGTTGCACGGTTGGGCCCGCGTTGAGGACGCACTGATTGCCAACGTCCCGTTTTTCATTGACCGCAAGAAACGGCGAGTGTACGAAATGCCGATCATCGAACTGCTACCCATGACCGACCTGCGTGACTGGTCAGCGAAACAGCATCGCCATGACTGAAGCCGAATTCCAGTCGGCGGTGATTGAGGTGGCCCGTTTGCGTGGCTGGCTGGTCATGCATCAACGTCCCGCACAAATCCGCCCCGGACGGTGGGCTACCGCCATCCAAGGTGACGCAGGTTTCCCTGATCTTGTGTTGGCACGCCCTCGAGCAGGCGAACTGATCTTCGCCGAATTGAAGCGTGAGAAGGGCCGTGTGTCTGTCATGCAGAAGGTGTGGTTGCGAACCTTGGCGGCCGCTGGGGCGGAGGCGTACTTGTGGTACCCGTCTGACATGCCCGAAATTGTCCTGCGACTATCAAGGAGTAAACCGTGAATCATCCGTGGCAACAGCCAATGCGTCCGCTCGAGGTGCTGGTACCGCGAACCGCGAACCTGTGGGCGACTGTCCTGTTTATCAGACCGAAAACCGATCGAGGGTGGGAAGTCATCACGATGGTTGGTAGCCGATGGTCAAGCGACGAAACCGAAGTGCGTTATCCACAGGACATTGAGTAGCGGCCGTCTGCTACGTTTCGCGTCCACAACTGAACCACCACCCTGATGGGGTAGGCATCCAGCCCTAACCGGACACTGAACCCGGCTGTGGGAATACACGGAAACGTGGGTGTGCCCTCATGCGTCGACGTGAGGGATCAGCGTTTCCAAACGTCAAATGGCCAACGGAGTCCGCCCTAATCAATCCGGCTGCCGAGGTTAGTTACCTAAAGTGTGGGGGGCACAACACCACCCACGCACGCAGGTATGGTTGAGGATGCGAGCCCGAGGAACGAGGGCGAAGCATCGACCCAACGAGCGAAGCGAGGCGGGAGCCAATGCCCAAACGAACCAGCGACCCGACCTACCTCGCCAACAGGCGACGACTGCTGGCCGACAACCCCCAATGCCACTGGTGCGGCCAACCAGCCACCGAAGCAGACCACCTCATCGAACACGACCGAGGCGGCACCGACGATTTGGACAACCTCGTACCCGCCTGCAAAACCTGCAACGCCCGCCGCGGCAACCGATACAAACAAGCCAAAGACGCCGCCCGACTCGCCTCGAGGACACTCGCGACCGGCCCCCAACTTTTTTCAGCCGACACCCTGCC